AATAACATATGTTTATAATCATACAAGACCAAACGGTCACTATGGTTTTTATGTGTATTGTACTAGTCGTTATATATTAGCCGATATATTACTCGATCATCATTATGGTTCAAGTAATTATAACGAAGAAGATATGAAATGGTGTCAAAATCAAATCGTACAGTTAAAACCTGATCGTATTGGTCGTGATGCTGTTCGAGAACAAAATAAAGAAATTCTTGAAGAAATCGGAGCGGCTCACGGTATAGGTGCTGTTAACGATATGATGTATGATCTCGAACCACCTGAAAGGGACGAACGAGATGATATAATAAATGCTGACGACTCTGATCTTTACGATGAAGAATTTTCATTTCAAGATCATGAAGACGAAACTGTCGGCCCAAAAACTGGATACGAATAAGAAATTGAGCGCTTCGGCGCTCTTTTTTTTCGGATAATTTCAGACGCAAATTTCAATACCTAATGGACAACTAACAACTTATGGAGATAATAAATGTCTATTAAAGATATTAATTTAAAAGTTTTTTCAAACTATTCTGATGATACTACTCACTTAAGCACTAAAGACCGTATGAAAGCTGACGGTTATAAAGAATTAAGTGAAATCATTAGTAATTATCCTCGAAAAGACCAAGGTGAATTTATAAACTATTTATTACGTGAGTTTATAATGGATCGCGAAATGATACAAGGCCAACAATATTGGCTTGATGTTATCAGTAATCTTTCAGAAGAAATCGTTGATAAAAATTATTGTGCAACAATAAGAATTACTTCAACAATTGAGGTACAATCCAACGAGCCTTTTGAAGATGAACAAGATTTTCGCGATAACTTATATGATGTATCTGCTGAAGAACTTGTTGCAGGCGAAGCGTATCATTTTGACGTATTAAGCTCAGACTCTCAAATTGACGAGATATATGATGTTACGCCATCTGATTAAATTCATCAAAAATATTCTTATAGCGGTCATTACATTTATTGTAGTGGCCGTTATTCTTTTATTATGGAAACCTCGGAGAGATCAATGAAAAATATTAAAATAAAATCAAGTTGTGACTATGAATATAAACGTAAAGACGGAGGCACTATATGGTGTTATGGCGAACTTAAATGGGATTCAAATATCTCAGTAGTTTGCGATGATGAAACCGCAGATGGTATCTGGGCTGAACGTGATAATTATATTCAAAAAACATGGCACGATGTCTGTGAATATCTTGAAAAAGAATATGCGTCAGACATTGAACAATTGGAGGCGTGCTGATGACTAGTGTTGATTTTAAGTGGTTTGTTAGATTTATAGTAGAAAACCGAATACACAATTCAGGTGTTATGGATCTAATGGATTTTTTCAAATTTAAAAATTGTAAGTTCGATAGTGAAAAATTTTTAAATGCAGTATACGAAGCCAAAGGTGAATATGAGCGTAAATCTCATGAATCAATGGAACGTATGAGGAGGCAATATGCTAGCAACTAAGCAAAAACGATTCACAAAAATAGAATTAGAAAGTAAAGTTAACGATCTAATTCATGAGCGTTTATGGTATATTAAAGAATATTTTCATCAAATTGAAACTGGTCAGATGCCATCATGTGATACTACCGAAGATGAATATGATGCATACAAACAAGAAAAAGAAATTCTTGACGAGTTAACAGAACGTTCAAAAATAACTGTAGAAAATTAGAGCACTTTTACGTGCTCTTTTTTTTCGTTTGTGATTTCTTTAATGCCATTCGAGTAGGCGCACCTTTCGATCCTGGTTTACGCATAGTTTAACCAGAACCATTTTTGATGCGCTTACGTTTTGCTAAGTGTTGGGCTTCTTTTGCAGTAAGCTGACTATTATTTCTGCGCTTACGTTTTGCTAAGTGTTGGGCTTCTTTTGCAGTAAGCTGACTATTATTTAAACGTTTTCCACCCATTATTTTCTTCTACCC